CGACCATCTCCAATAGTTTGGATTTGGTTCTGTATCCTCCACCCACGCTGCTTCCGTTGTCCTCTAGCCATTCTACGATTTTGGCTTTGGTCCAACCCATGTCGGGTATGCCGTCGCTGCCTGCGTCAAGATGAACTCCTTCGTCGCCCTCAATCAGATATGCCATGTCACTGATTTTCCTACGGTGTGCATTGAGCCACTCTTGGGTGACTTCCCTGCGGTCCCCACGCTTGAAGGAGGGGACAGTACGGTCAGGGCTCCTCCTCTCATAGAAGGGTCCTTTGTAGGTTAGGTAGGGCACGAAAGGTCACCTCAGTTGTACATCACCAGCACGTTGTGCTTCTGGGCGGTTGCTCCAGTGACAGTCACTTCTAGACCAGAGAAAGCCACTTTGTTAGCGGCGGCTGTTCCATCTTGCTGTGAGGACATAACCATCAATACTGATGATATACCACCTGCTAGTGTTACTGCGGCTGAACCGCTTGCAGTAGTTACCTCTAGTAAAGCCATCTTTGGTGCTGGGTCGTATCCGTTTGCTCCATCCGAGTTGGATGCGTTGAACGTACCGGGACCCCCACCGGGGTACGATACGTCTGCTGCACCGTCTAGGTATTCTGTTGTGTCCATTGACCCTGCCCTGAGTTCCCATGCTCCCAAGACTGTCACTGCTGCGCTTCCTGCTGCTGTTGCTGTTAGTTCTGTTGCCATATCTTTTTCACCTCTTAATTATCTCCACTTGCAACCTCACTTTAGGTTGCGAATACTCCCTTGTGCTCCGAAGAAAGTGGTCCATACCTCACCCATGGTTCGGTAGAGCCCCTCTTGGCCCAATCTGTTGATGGCGAACGGGTCGCCGGTCTCGATACCGCTCTCGAAGTACTGCGTTGGTATAGCAGTGCTGAAGTAGAGATAGTCGGTGTCTAGGTAGTAAATCTTGGACTCTCTTCTCCTCCATGAACCTCTGCTGGGACTGTAGCAGTTGCTGTAGTCTCATCAGAGTGTCGTATCCAGTTAGCATGACCTTGGGGTTGCCACCGCGCTCCCAGATTTGCTGGAACAATGTGTCCAGTTGGTCTAGGGACAGTGTCCTGTCGGTTCCGCCGGAGCCGACGTTGGTCTCTGCGTCTGACCATGAGTTAGCGGACCTGCTTATCGAGTAGATATCTAGGTCGGCAACGACGTCCACCCAGTTGGTGTCCTGTCCCATGGTTGCGTGTGCTGCGGTGATTCGGTCCAAGGACTCGAAGTTGTTGTTTGCTTTGTCGTCAACATCGTCAAGAAGCATCTTGTTGACCATCTCAGCGTGGTGCTTGCCCATCTCTTCCTTGAGGACTGCTCGGATGTCTCCCAATCCGTCGTCCCTGTCTGCTAGGAAGATAGCCGTCTCGGACATATCGAACGTGTGTGCGATTGTCTTTGGCTTTGCAGCGATGTGCTGGAAGGTTGGCCTCACGGTCTCAGGTAGTGTTGCGTTCTCTGCAACTCCACCAATTCTGTCAGGTCTGATACCTGATAGGTCAGCAGTGTCAGCACCGGGGTCAGTGCTTCCAATACCGAATGCACTTCCACTTCCACCAGCAGGTCGGCTCTTTAGAACTCTCCAACCGCTAGATGTGTATGGCCTCTTTGCAAGCATAGACAAAGCGTTAACCTCTTGGTTAAGCATTGACCAAACTTTCTGTCCGTAAAGAACGTTGTAGAGGTCTCCCAAACCAGCAGCAGATGCCGAAAACGGGTTACTTGCTGCGTCATGGGGCGTTCCGAAACCACCAACGACTCCTGACGATTTAATGAGGGCATTGCCCTGTGCGCCAGCATAACCGTAAGTGGCTGCTTCTAGGTCTTTCAATGTGTTAATGTATGTCATCTTAATTCACTCTCCTTGCAAGGTTGTGGATATCTCCCCAAGACATCTCAGCAACTGCATCAGCAGTCGTTGGGAAACCTTCAGGTAGTTCCATTGCTACTGACGTAGCCTTGCGAATTTCATCTTTTTCTGCGGTTAGAGACTTGCGTAGTTCTGCAAACTCTTCTTTGAGAGCAGATACTTCTGAGTGTGCATCGTACTCTGCTTTAACTGCTAGAGATTTCTTCATTTCCATCTCATCAGCAAGCCTAGACTCAAACTGCTTTGAGAGATTGTCATATGCCAACTTCTCAAGTTGTTCAGCACGATACTGCTCGTATGCTTTCTCAACATTCTCAGGAGACAAATCCAGTGTCGTGAAGTCTGCTGACTCTAGGCCCTTGCTTATTGGTCCTAGTTGTCGTGGCGCAGCAACGGGTCTTCCGCCACTGACGACAGTTTCGCCAGCCTCGTAATCCCTAGTGGAATCCTCGTCAAGAGCCTTACTTTCCATGTCTTCATCTTCTTTCATAGACATTTTCTCTTCCTCTTCATCCATTTTCTCTTCAGACATCATTTTGTCCTCCTCATTCATCTTTTCTTCTTCCATCATTTCTACTTCTGTTTTTTCAACTTTTTCGTGTGTTTCAATTGCACCAGTTGCTTCTTGAACCTGCTTTAGCAGACCATTCAACTCCTCAAGTGCGCTTTCCAATTTTTCTGACAAATTATCACCTCCATTTTCGTGTTTTAATATGTCGAATTTTGCTTCGGGGTTAATACCTTTTTCACAGATTGTTACTTCATGTAATTCAAGACTGTCAATCTCGTTGTATTCTCCGTATTCCTCCGATTTCCTTTGTTTCTTTGATATTGCTTGTCCACCAATACTGAATGACCGTAGAGTTCCTTTTCTAATACCTCTTGCTATTTCCTTAGCCTTTTCTATGTCATCACGCATTTTGATAACTACATAGAACCCAACGTTGTCAACACCTGTTTTGTGTAATACTCCGTTAGTATCTCGATATTGAAGTGTAATCAAGTCATTTTGCTTGTCTACTACTTCTATTGATGCATAACCACCGATTGTCAATTCTTCTGACTTTAGTATGGTAAACCCATCATTAGATTCTTGCCTAATCAAAACCTCCTGCGTTGCGAACACTTTCGACACCTGTTTTTTTTACTATATGAAGTAGACGATTCATTCATCTTCAGGTGAAGAGACATCCGGCAACTCCAAATTACGATATTTATCCCTTTGAATGTCAATTATCCCATCTTCACCCTCTTTGTCTAACATCTCTTGTTGTTTTCCCGTAAAGACAATCCAAGACTTCTTTTCATTCAACGGAACAACTCTGAAATGTATTCTAGATTGAAACTTGTCACCTTCCATTCTGTATTCGTGATAGCCATGTCGTTGAACACCAAAGATTAACTCTCCACTATCTAGAACCTTGGTGCTGTCTATTTTCTCAGATACCATCGCCGGGTACTTGCCTGACTTACCGAACAAATCATAGATGTCTGTTGGTTCATCAATGTCAATCAACCAAGCCATCCTGTCTTTGTCGGTTTCTATAATGAAGTCTATGTTTCCATCATCCCGTTGTCTAACTTCAAACTTGCCAGCCATCTCAGATTCTTCTTTATCCTTCTGAATAGTCTCAGGAGAGTTATCGAACTTATTTCCTGATAGTTCTATGAAAGAATCCTGTCTCTTTATCCAATTGAGTAACTCTCTAGGTTGTAAACTGAAAACCTCATCATACGAATCAGATTCCTCTGCTCGTAGTTTTTCCTCTATTTCATCGAAGGACATAGGAGAGTCGTTATCTTCTATGATGTTTCTAACTATGACTCTTAGTTTGCTCTTCCTAGATTTGATGAACTTGGAGAGTTGGTCTCGCATCTCATCCATGTTTACTATCGCATTCTTCTCCATTAGAGTGTCTCCCTTCAAACCATAGACAGTGAAACCATCGACATCGCTTTTGAAGATTATTTCTGCCTCTCCGTGAATGTAATCCGTCACGGTGTATTTCTTAACCTTCTTAGAGTCCTTAGCCTGTAATTCTGCAACTACCGCTAGTGGATTCACCAAACTCTTAGGAGTAACAACTGGCTCTAACAATCCTGACAGTGATTTCTTCGTCTTTGAGGATAGTTGCTCTAGAGTGCGAATCTTATCCGGCTCATCTACTTCAGGTAGTTCAATTAGTTTGGCGGAGTATAGGCTGAAACCTCCCTTCTTCTTATTCACCTCATCTACCTTAACTCGTATTATGCTACCGACATCAACCTCTATCTTAGTGTTCAATGCCTTTCCTACTGGTGCGTAGTCCTTTCCTGAATACTCAACAGATTTCATATCTCTCTTCTCTTCGGCAGTCAATGGCCCTGCACCCATTGTGTATGAGAACATACCACTACCAGTCTTCTTCATGTCTAGAACTATAACATCCAAGTCAACAAACTTCTTCCACTTAATCCACTTAGGATTCTTTCTCTTTCCTATGTAGTATGTGGATTCTATATCTTTTATGACAACACCCTCGGAAGTGGGCATTTCCATTATCTTCTCAGCATACTCTCCGACTTCCTTCATTGAGTCAGCG